TTTGTATATTGTTGTGGTACAGGCAGACACAGGTATCTGCTTTGGATAGCACTAATCTCAAGATTCTTTTTGAGTATTTCATTAGCCAAGCAACGAAGCTTCTCTTTCCTTTCGTGCCGCTTATCTTCTGCAAGTATTTCCTCTGGAGTCATCTCAACTTCCGTCTGCAATAGCATAGAATTGTCATAATCATCTTCACAACTAAATTTCAGATTTCCGTACCTCTCTTTAAGGAATTGGAGTTTAGAGATAGCTTCTTCGACAGTTGTATCTTCTAACTCTGATAAATACATTACCGTTTCTAGTTTGGTTCGTTTATTCATAATTAATCCCTCGTAGTTAATGATTCTAAATACTCATCCTTACAGCGTTGTTCCCTTTCAGATAATACAGCATCAATGATAGCTTTCACAACCCAATTATGAGGAAGAAAATCCTCACAGTAGTATGTCGGAGGGAATTCTGCTGCAACTTGATTTGCAATTGCAAATGCATTGTCAATATCTTCTCGCTCGTAGTTTAATAGAATTGTATAGTCAAAGTTTCTTTCAGTTATAGTTCAATCTCCAAAGTTGTAAGAAGTTTTTTAGTATCAAATACGTCAGTTTCAAACCTTTTCATGTGCGCACAAGCTGCGTATAAGTCCATAATTTCAACAACACCTTTTATATACTCTTTGCCATCCCATGCAGTGTATGTGACAGGTGAAGGATACCACTTTTTATATTGATTGTAAACAGCTTGTACACATTCTTTGTCCGTCTTACAATCCTTTAATAAATTATACATTGATACAACACCAAATTTCTTTCCTGCTAATTCACATGGCTTGAATGCATCAACAGAATCCCCCAATACCCACTGAGCATAGTAGAATTTCCTACCATACCCATCAAAGTCTTTATTATCTTTCACAAGCTCAATTTCTCCTAATCCTGAAATTAATTTAGGCTCTTTCATCTTAGTCCAGTTGTACATCCAACCAGCAACTCCGTTTGATCCCCATCAATAGTGCAAGCAATTACTTTCTGTTTTGATTTTAAACCTTCAAAACATCTCATTGCAATTTTGTCATCAACTTCATAATTATCTACGATGATAGCATGTTTCTTATGTTGCAAGTAATCTCTGCACTCTTGTAGTTGTAAAGGTTTTGTGTTACTTCTACCACTTTTGTATTTCGTAGGTAATGGAAGTTCGTCTCGAAAGTTATTCTTTCCACTCAAATAGACTTCTACTGCACTTGCTTCACAGGATTTCTTCAAAGCATCAATTGTAGTATTGATTGCGTGGAAAGCATGAGAAATATCTTCTGCTGTCTGTACATCCTCAATATCAAATTCATCTAATTCAAACTTATCTCGAATGTGCTCTTTAAAAGCTGTTCTGTGTGCGTGCTCTGTTACTTGCCCTGTAACTTTGTGTGTCACACGAATACTTCTTGATTCGTTTGCTGCTGCACACCTGAAACTAATAATGTCCCCATCAATTACTGCTGTAGTTGTCATAATTATCCAACCTTTCCTGAAGTAATTCTAAATATTCCTTATTATGCTCCAACCAACCTAGCTGGCGTTTTCTAGAAGATTCTTTTAACTTTCTCTTGGTCGTCTTTTCTAAGTGAGCAATGTAAAGAATCGTCTTCTCTTTTTCTTCCTGATACCACTCTTTGCTTTGTAGATTCATCATTCCTCCACTTCAGTATAAGCTCTAGAAGGTACTCTTACCCAACCGTCTAACCATGCCCAATCGTTATTCATCTTCTTCCTCCAAATAATCGTTATAACTCATCATGTCCATCCAGTGATCTAAATAGCCTTGCTCCCACAAATCATATTCACGCTTCTGATGTGGTTCTGTGTATGGGTTATCTGATAGGTGTCTGCCATTTCTTCCTTGCTGTATAATTTGCTGGTCATTCATCGTCACACCTCTCATCATAGTTTGCAATCACCTCACCAAGGCACGGAATCATGTCATCCAAGTGATCTAACAACCCTTCGTAGTATTCTACAAGCTCTTGTAAAGCAGCTACTTTCTGCTCAAGAAATTTTATTTCAACTGTTGTGTAGTCCATTTCTTCCCTCCCATTTCGTAGCAATCTTGACGAGCTTTTAACCAACCGCTGAACCAAGCAACATTTTGTTGTGTTTGACTTTCAGCCAAGTACGGATTATGGCAAAGCTCTACTTCAGCCATGTAAGCATTATACCCTTGTTGTCGTTCCAATCTGCATAAGTCCATTCAATTCTCCAAATAAAGAAGCCCTCTACCTCGTAAAGAAGCAGAGGGCAATTGTTGTGCTAAAGCATTTTATGCTACATCAAAAAGGTGCGTCTTCTGAACCGTCTTCATCTTGAGGCTCTGGAGCTTTCTTAGCAGAAGCTTTAGCTGCTTTTGCAGTAGGTTTTTCTCCTTGCTTTTTAACTACGGTCAAATCACTAGGAACTTCAGCAACAGCACCAACACCAAAGTCTGCCCCAACACCACCAGACTTACTTTCATAAACCACAAGGTCTTCTACAAGAATGCTTTGCAATTCTACAAAGTTACCGTAACTTGTGGTCTCTTTTACTCGGTAAGAGAGTTTTCCCTTACTACCGTTACCAACCAGAATCTCATAGGTCTTATCCACATTTTGTCCATTTTCAGGCACAAAAACACGAGGGTAGTATTTTTCAGGAGTTACGTTGTCACCTTTTGTATGTGACTTTTTAAACTTCGCAACAAACTGTTCATCTTGATCCAGAAACGGCGGATCAATTTTGAATTTCTCAGTGAACTCATCATTGTCATACTGCTTTGCTTTTTGCTTTGGAAACTCCTTCCCAAGAGCTTTAGCATCTGCTTTCGACATTACCACATCCACAGAAAACTCCGTATCAACCTTATTGTATGCAACAACAGGGGATTGAATTTTTGTGTACAAGAATGTTACATTATTAATGACTGGCATTTTATTTCCTTTATAAAATATCTTCTAGAGAATTCTCTATTAGATGGTCTTTCGTTTGATTGTGCAAACCGCTTGGCTTTAGACGTTGCACCGCCTTTGAACACTCTAAACCATGATTCTCAGAGTATCCATATCCAACTGAATTTAAATTACTTATTTGCTCTTTTCTGGCAATACAAGCTAACTCAAAAGCTTTTTCTTCACCGTGAGTGTTTATGTTGTAGTTTTTAGTGGTTCGTTTTGACACTCCAGCCCAATGAGCTTGCCAGTACCAATTCTTCCTCATCTTAACTTTTCTAACACCTGTAACTCCAGATGAATTGTTACTATATTTTCCACTATTTCTTTTATTTACAGCATTGCTAACTATTCTCAAATTTCCTATTCTATTATCACTTGAATCTTGGTTTAAATGATCTATGAAAAATCCTTTTGGTATTTTACCATAAAACAATTCCCACACTACTCTGTGAACAGGAAAATATTTGTGGCTATAACCAACACTCCAATGACCTTTGATTGCATTTCTTGTGCCACAAGCTTCTCCTGCTGCAATTCTAAGTCTGCTATGGTTTCTTCCAAAGTAGATATTTATTTTCCATCTTAAACAGCTTTTACTAGATTCATCATAATAGAATATTTCACTAAAATCCATATTATTCCCAAATAATTTAATAATTAACCGACATCACTCGGACTAATCCCACTTGGGTAAGGCTCTTGCATTTAAATTGTCAGTGAAGCTTCATTTTAGCATTCCTGCAAGCGGCTGACTACATTCAATTTCTGAATAAGCCTCTACTATTCACCAACACAACTGAGGATTGCTTGTGGCTAACTTTGAAATTATCTCTGCCAGACCTCGAACCTGTACACTAGTTGTTAAGCAGACCAATCCTCATGCGTGTTAGCCCTCGTCTTTCCGAGGTGTCTTTGAAACTTGGCACGAGATGCAGGAATCGAACCCACATTGAAAGGATAGAAGCCTTTAGTATTATCCGTTATACGAATCTCGCAAAATCTGAAACATAATTATAACATACTTTTCACTAGGAATGCAAGCAAAAAAACAAATAAACTTAAAAACATACTTATAAACGCATTCTTAATATGATACCCATCGTCCGTACTAGCTTTATTGGCAATCTCATCCACCTTATCGTATGTTGGTTGATGTTTAACAAACTGAATTAGTAGTACAATTCCCAATGTTGTTACATACCCAATCACAGGCACATTAAAAGCTGATGGAACAAACCAATTAAACACTAGCATTGCTACGAAACATTTTAGTGCAAATGCTGCTAATTTAAAAATAAGGTTGATGAATGGCATATCAAACTCCTCTTCTACAAGTTTGTTTAACTGACGAATTTGCGCACGAATCTTGTTGATTTCTTTACGCTGTTTATTATCTCTGACTTCAACTTTCTTTTCACTTTCTTGATAGAAATGTAAAACAAAGTACAACCCAATCTTGCGTACTACAAATGTTCCGTCAATTAAGCCCTTCATACTGTTTGCAAGAAACTGTTGAAACTGTGTTTGTGGCATTGTGTAGAAATAATCTGTTTTAACATCTTGTAAGATGATTTTAGCCTGACTGCTTCTGTCTTCAAATCGGATGAATCTAAGAACAGTTTTGAAGGGTACGTTAGGCTTGATAATGTGCTCATCAGTGATTTCATCTTCATTAAGATTGTCAACACGATCTAACAATCGTCCTCTAAAATAATGTGGTGCTGTTTTGCAAATTCAATTTAATCTCCTTAAAAATTACAATTCCGTTATTGTATATTGTTTGGGTTGTTGTGTCAAGGACTGATTACAAGTTTCTCAGCTTCTTTCACAAAATAATCATAATCAATATCACCAACAAACTCGTCCATATTATTACAAGGTTTGACACGCGAGATGGTGTACCCTTTAAATTTAACTTTATCTACTTCTTTCTTGTGAAAAGAAGATAAACAGCTATGTAAGTTATACTCTTTTAATGTTTTGTACCCAAGTACAAGTGGCTCAGAAGCATAACCTTCTACAACATATAGATATTTAGTGAGTATCTTTGAAAACATGGCTCCTTGGGCTTCTCTATCTCTAGTGTTCCAGCTTTGCTTTAATTTTTCAGCATGGTTATCTCTTACTCCGCTTGCCCATTGCAACTTCAAGTTATTTGATATTAAGGCGCTTGTTTCAGGATGAGTGATCATACAAGTCCCTGTATCTGTGCGCAAGTTATAGCCTTTATTACGTTGGGTTGTGTTTAACTCTTGAATCCAATACAACTCCTTCTCAGGACATTCCTCTATAGTGCAAAACTCTAAAACAGTGAATGAAAATTTATCAAAGCCATATTTATGAAACGACGCTTCCAAATACCTATTAATTCTATCTATGTTTCTTGTTTTAACATCACTCACGTATTGGTAGTAGCGTTTATAAAAATCTTTAGTCCTCCCTATATACATCTTTCCATTAACTGTATTCAGGATTTTGTAAACTCCTGACTTCCCTTTATTGTCTTTCATTTCTAATGACATTCTGCCCAATTCCTTCCCATAATATAATCGGCTGCAAGAGTAACATTCAACTTGTAGTATGCACTAGCTTCTTTTACAGACTCTTGAATTAATCGTCCAACAATACAGTCAGCAACATAGTAACCTCTCGATGAATGTCCAATTTCAGACCAACCTTCATACTCTTGCTTAAAAGCTTTTGCTTCTTCCTCTGTGTCAAATAGCCTCCAAGTTACCAAACTTTTATGCACTTCCATTTGCGCCTCATCCTGTTCGTTATAGGTTCGTTAAACCTCATCTATTACTAGATGTATCGGACTATATCACCATCCTATTAAGGATGCCCCCCGTTTCGAGTTCACTTGAACCCTACGCCTTTCGGCTAGTCTCTGAACGTTCCTATTGCTAGGCTTCGCTGCTGATTGCCCTGACAGGGTTTCCAGCAATTAGAGGGGTTATTCGATGTAGATTACTCTACAAAGCCACAATGTTTATGGTAGGCAATCATTTGTTGTACAAAGCTCTTTTTCTTCCAATCTTCTTTCCAGAAGTTTACTGTTAAACCTGCTTCTTTTAGTTTTCGATTATGAATAACCATAGAACGCTTTGCACAAATAACACCAGCGGATTGAAACAAGGAGTTAATGATTGCACTTGCAGAGCGAGTAGGAATCTTACGTCCATCTAAACCTAAAATAAACTTCTTGCCTCCAACTGTTTCCCAATACGTCTTTAACCGAGTTTGCAACTCTGCCAAAGGCAGAGCAGACTCCCAATATGCTTTATGAATCTGTTCCCCCATTACTAAGCTACATCCAACTGTTTTAGCTACTCGTGCAGGTCTTGCTCCGTATGCACAAGCGTATTTCACAGACTTAGCTGGTGTTCTTGCAAAGGGTGCTCCAATAACAGCGGAAATCTTTGCAGCAGTTTTTGTATGTACATCATTAGGCTTTTCTTGTACTAACGAATTACAGTAGGATTTTTCTGCGTCATCATACCTCCAACAGTAGTGGCTCTCAATCATAGCCTCCAATGACGCGAAATCATAACCTAATTGGAAGAATCCATTTTCCACATCAGACCCAAACAATTCACGTAATTGTTGCCCATACAAGCTTGTAGTTCGGCTGACGTTTGCTACCAACCTATGTTTCATCCTCGATGTAGCACAGCCGCAAGTATCAGCAGGAGTCGGAATACGTCCGTCTTGCTCAAGTCGTTCAACACTTAGCCAGCCTTTTTCCATTTCTTCATCTATATCGTCTGGATCAACATTTCCACCTAGAATGCTATTTCTTCGGTGACTATATGTTAAATAATGAGAAATATCTTTAGCATGTGCAAACTTATCTCCAATCTCAAGTAACTTAGGATCAATCTCTTTTCCATACCTACTGTTAGTGTTGGGTTAGTATAAACTTTTAAAGGACGCTTTAAGTCATGCTTCATTAGCTTGTAGCGTAAATCTTTCGGCTTTACTTCCAAATGCTCACACCTATCTTTGCAGAATGGGGAATTCAATGTTTGTTCAACATAACGCTCCACCGCTTCCTCAAACTTCTCTTGTGTCAGTTTTTCTTCTTACTGTCAACTGTCAAATCACGTTCTTTATACTGGCTTGGCTGCCAGTTAAATTTCTCAACTAGCCAGCCCTTAATGAAAGTTGTGTCTTTGATGTTTGTTTTAACATGTGTAACAACAGGAGTTTGTGGAATTGGCAGTTTATGTTGTTTATCAAAAATTGTAGCAACATAACCTTCCTCTGTTTTCTCGATAGTGCCGTTATGTTTCTCAACCCACTTCTGAATATTAGCAGAGATTTCACCATTCTTTTTAAACTGAATAGCGCACGGAATGAACTCTTTTGCGGCTGTCTTGCCAATAGGCTTCTCTGGAATAAGAGGTTCAACAATTGCACGTAGTTCTTCCATTTTATTGTCTAAATCTCGTACACAATCTTTAGCTTTGTCTGAATTAAACTTGAAACCACGGTGCTCTTGATGAGTAATAATTTCAGCAGTGGCTTTCTCCAAATCATAAGCATCTGCCCAACCCCATTTACCCCATTCTGCCATAAGAAACTTATAGACTTTAATCCCAACATGGCAATCTCGTTTACAGTAAACTAACATGTCTGGATGGTATTGTTTAAACTCAGCTCCTTTAGGAGCATTGTGCGCAATCAATCCTAGCTCAACAGCTTTAGCTCTCCAATCAATTTTCTCCAAACCTAATAAGCGTCCAAAGTAATCAATGCTGTGCATAGGACGATCTGGGTTAAGCGTCTTAGACATTACTAGAGTATCTGTGATGGTGATTGGGATTCCGCAAAGGCTATCCGTCTTTAATGAGTAGTGTGTACCTTTCTCTCCTTGGAATACACCAATCTCAAAATCCAAGGCATAGGCTGCCATCATTACCATGTGGTCATACGAAATTGAGTTATGTGCAATTAACTCTTGACACTCTTTCAGTAAAAATCTTTACACTTAGGAATGTCATCTTGGACAAACTCAAATTCCTCTAGTGTATCAATGTCGATGAATACAACGCAATGAACTTCAAAATCTTCTTTCAGTTGATATGGTGAAGCTGTATAGTCAACTGAGTCACTATTTAATAAATTTGTTGCTTCAATATCCCAATATAGCTTACGCATAATTCTCCTTATTAATCTTCTTTACGTTCCAACCCTTTACCACGACAATAATAACATGTAGTATTCTCATACATCCCTTCACCACTGCCCATACACACTCCACAAATCAATGGCTCATATTCTTCCTCTTCAACCATGTATGCCACACCCTCACCATTGAATAGCTTCTCAAGATTAGCTAGTACATCATCAAAATCTGAGCCGTAATTCCATTCAAATAGTACATCCCTACTGTTCATCTCTGTGATGGTGATTTTATCACAATCTTCTGTTGTAGTGACAATTAACATTGTTCAATCTCCAAAATACGTTGTTGATTTTTGTAAAATTCAAGGCTAATGCTTTTATCAATCTCTACGCCATTCTCCAAACAATCAATTACATAAGTCTGAAGCTCATCTTGACGTGAATATAACCATTGTACTGTACTGATAGGCTTTACACAGCCTGTGTCATTCAATGTAATGTAATTACCGTCATGCACGAAACTGTCTGATGTTACCCATGCAAACATACCACCTTGATTATCTGGTGTAATCTTATAGACATTGTACACTGTACCGACAGAATTAGTGTACCAACCTTTTCCTACTGTAATTTCAATCTTCATATTCCCTCCTTATTCAGTAAAAAATGGTGCATCAAATACAGCGATGATGCCATCTCCAATAATCAAATCTCCAAGCTCTTTCTGCATCTCTACAAGCTTCTCCAAATCAATGTCTATTGTAGGCTCAAAATCAGTAATTTGCAAGAGCTTTCTTCCTGCTCGTGGAAAGAATTTGAAGCCGTATTTTTCGTATCGTGCTACGGATTGTGGTGAGTAATACATAGCTACTGTGCTTAGTTTGAATTTCATTAATACACCATTACAGTATTAATAACTTCATATTTCTCATTTGGAAATAGCTCTTCCCATTTGCGAATACTCTCTTTGTAGGATTTTTCAAACGCTTCTGGAGAACTACAATTGATTTCATATCCAACATACCAGTGGTTTCCATTATACATGTTTAAGCAACTGCCCTCAATACCACACATATTATCATCTAGAAACTCAGCAACACTACTGTTTAAGTAATCCTCATCATCTTCAGATAATATTGCACTACTTTGTAGAAAATCTACAACCTCCCCAGAATCATAAAACTCTTGACCAATTGCTACTACTGCTCTGTAATCTACACCCATGTTATTCTCCTTAAAATAAAGCTTCTTCACACATACTCAAATCAAACTTAGGTTGTCTAACGACTTCCTCCTTGACGACAATATAATTGTATCCAATAGGAATGTCAAGAACAATTCTCACAACTTCATCGAAGTCGTCTAGGATTTTATATCTGATTGAGTATTTCTTTTTCATGCTGCCTTCTTCACAAATGTTCGTTTACGTTTCTTAGGTGGTTCTGGTGCAGCTATTACATCTTTCTTGTTCATGTATCTTCGGATAAGATAGCTACGAAGCAGAGATATGGCAGTAAACCATAATGTCACTTGAATGTCAACAGCAAATGATACATGCACACCGTAAAGAGGTAGAATAAACATATTTGCTAACAAGCTTACTCCAAATCCAATTGCTACATTCAGTGATGCTTCAAAGAAGCTCTCAAGCTTAGTTTGGCTCATGACCACCTTCTTGGAACATCCATGTTGGTGGTAAATCATTACCTTCTTTGTAATACTTTGTGTAATGAATCATCATCATAACATTAGCTACAATATGTCCTACATGTTTACGTCCCGATTCTTCATCGACTTCTTCACCGTCACGAACAATCTTCAATAAGTGACGTACAGCACAAGCTAGGGGAATACTCCAGTTAGCTCCTTTAGCCCAATTGAAAGCAGCATACTTCATTTTCCCGTAGGTGAACACATGTGTAGATTCTTCAATAGCATCCATACCAAGCTCATTCAAAGCTTCATACAAGCATGAAACATCTTGTGTCTCTTGGAACACAGCTAAGCTATTTAACACATCCAGCAAGTAAGCATGTTCCAATTTGTATCCGCGATTGGACAATACTTGACTAAGCTGCGACAGCACTACTAAAGAATAATCAGGCTTCCCATTGTTATAACGAGCACCAGACCCTTTCTTATCGCTTGTAATATCTCCAACTTGTGCATACTGATCGTATATTGGTTTTGTTTGCTCCACAGCTTCCTCCTTCTTTCCATACATTTCACGAAACTCCTTAATAGTGATTTCAAAATACCCTGATGGTAAGTCACGTCTATCACTATAACAATCAAACCTATTGTAATGTCGATCTTTTAGTACATAATGAGTTTCTTCTGGATACCACCTCAAAGTTTCATCAGTGTCAGGATCATGAGCAACAATCTCATTAAACTCTTCTTCGTTCTTTGGCTCAATGAACCACAACTTTGTTTGTTCAGTCATCTGTTTTCTCCTTTAAATTGTACCAACCTTCGGATTGCGCTTGCGATACTAGCTCTTGCAAAGCTCCACGACTGCGAGCACGACGTATTTGACCACCAATCTCCTTCTTCAAAGCTTTCTGCAAAGCTGCTAGACGTTTGATTTTATATCGTAATACCTCTGCTTGCTTCATGTAGAATTTCTTATCAGTGATCCACTTTTGTTTCAATCGCCATGCAGCATTTGTGAGCATTTCTTCATAAGTTTCAATTAATCCGCTGTTGAATTTAAGCTGACGTTGTAAGTCTGAAATTTTCATGTATGTTCTCCTTTAAACACCTAACAAGCCCTTATTCTAAAATAGAAGAAGGGCTTTGTCAAGGGATTATTTGAGCTTACTCAAATGTTATTTAAAAACCGTGACCAACAGCTTTTAATGTATGTGTTTCAATATCATATTTAACTGCACCAGCATTTCCAGTCAATGATGCATCACGATTTTTGTCAACTCTAGAAATGTTGTATTACGAATCTCAGGGTCTTCATTCATCTTGTCACGAGCACACATCAACACCCATGTAGCACTCTTTGTAATTGTGCTTGAACCTTGCACACCACTCTCTGTCGGCATTCCACCTTTAGAGCCATCCTTTGTGCCAGCAGGAGGCTTGCGCTGATGTGCAATAAGAATCAGTGTGCAATTATACATAGCAACCAAGCTTTTACACCACTTCATAAACTGTGCCTGTTCTTCTGTTGTCAATGCGTCATTAATATCGCTTACTGTATCAATAACCACCACACGACACCCACAACTAATCACAGACTTTTCTACAGCAGCTTGAATGCTACTTAATTCCATATCCCTATCATCAATCAAGAAAAAGCGATCTGTTCCGTCATCGTTTCTGAACAACTTAGCTTGCGCTTCAATCGTACTTGGTTTAGTTAAGAACTCTCGCTTTTGTTCAGGAAGCATTCTACCAATCTTAACTTGCATGTGACGACTAAGAATCAATTCTCCAAGTTGCGCTGCACTCTGTTCCATAGAGACAATACCAATCTTATGAGGACTATTGAAAATCCAATAGTAAATACTCTCATTAATAATTGTGCTTTTTGCAATACCAGTAAATGCACTAATGACGCCTATTGTCCCTAAAGCAACACCCCCTGCAAGCATTTCATTTACTTCTGGCATGAATGGAGGAAACTCCATCTTCTCAACATTTGCGGCATCCACAATAGCATCAAACATCGAGGAACTTCCAACAACGCCTGTAGGGGTGTAAGGCTTTGCATCAAAGAATGCTGAAATGAAGTGCTTAGATTTCCCTGCTACAAGCATTTCATTCACATCCTTCATCGGAAGGTTAGCAATAAAAAACTTTCCTTTTGGCATAGACAGGGCAATCTTCTCTACAGCAGCTTTACCAGCAGCATCATTATCAGGAACGTAAATAATTTTCTGAAATTGATCTAAATAATCATACTGCAATTGAAACTGTTTATAGCTACCAGCTTCTCCAATGCCAGAAGACACCACTGCTGTAGGTTCAAAATTATTACCCTTACCTTTGCGGTATTCTTCCAATATTGTAAATGCGCTGAGAGCGTCTAATTCTCCACAACAGATTACAAGTGTTCTTCCACCACTCTTCCATTTCCAAGCTCCAAACAAGTCACTATCTTTTCCAATTTTTCCAATGCTACGAAAATCTTTAGGAACCATTCTCACTTTAAAACCTGTTGCTTCAAATCCTTCAGTGTAAGGATAAAGTGTTTCAATGACTTCCCCTGTTTCTTCCGAATACTTGAAGCGACATGCATAAGCTTTGTATGTTTCATCAGGAATACCTCGAAAATTCTGCCCTGATGTTCCTGTATATTCCTTAATCTTCTCAATCTCTTCTTTAGTAATTTTCTCTTTTGTCATAACTTCCTCATCGTTATACTCCCACTTACCTATTCCAAGTTCTTCTTTTCTAGCATCGCTTAAAATGTTGAAACCACATGAGAAACAGAATCCACCCAATCCATCTCCGTAGTGATGATAGGCATCTGAACTCCCACATTTATCACAAGGATTTTCCCAATCTTGAATGTCACAAATCCTCCCCAAAATCAAAACAAAGCTGCTCTTCGCTTGAATCAGATACTCCGTTTAAAACGTGCCACTCCAATGTGTGTTGCAAAATAGGGCAACCACTTCTGACAACAACTGAATAGCTTTCTATCTTTGATTTGTAGAGTGTATAATGTATTTCTACAAACTCACCTTTTGTATCCCATACAAGAGTACCTGTGTACCTATTACTTTCAAAACAATCTCAAACTCTGTTGGATTGTACATAATCACTCCTCAAAAGACGCATCACCAACAACCTCACTCATTTTATCAATAAGAGTTCTGTAAGCGTTCAGGAGTTCTTCGTAGTCAGAATAGAATACATACCTACCACTTGCTCTAATATCCATACATGAAATATTATCTGGATAGTCAATCAAACTCCACCTGTCTACATTAGCAAAATTCTTCATTTCTCATCCTTATTAATAAGTTCCATCCAATCACACCCTGCAAAGAATGCTTGTTTACGCTCCTTCGTAATATTGCACAAAGCCTTTAACAATTGCTTATCGAGCTTCTGGTCTTTACCAAGATCATTGGCTCTGTTTCTGTGCCGATCTTTTCCTTCGCAGTCTTCTGCATACATGTGGTAAAAATTCCAATGCATTGCAATTTCCCATTTTCTGTCAGCAACACGTGATTGCAGTTGGCTAATTAGTTTTTGTATGTTCATAAAATCTCCTTTAATCTTCGACAATTTCTGGCGTGTTCATCAAACCATTCTGAAGGAATGCTATAAGCAGCTTCAACATATCTTGCCACAGCATCTTCAATTTCTATTTGTCGTTGTTCTAACAAAATATATTCTGGCCGCAATCCTAGAGGTTGTTTCTGTACAAAATCTAAGCTATTTTGGTTTGACATATTCACTCTCCTAACAAAGCAGGCAATGATACTGGAAACAATGGCTCTACAACATCTCGAATCTTCTGTGCAATTTCACGAGACTCTTTTTGCGTATGACTGTCAAGACGCAATCGAAGCATTTCAGCAAATGCACTCAGTGTACCAGACCAGTAATAATTCACCATCATATTTTGTGGCAACACCATTCGCGCCTGTTCGTTACAAACACCAGACTCAATTAAGTCATCATACAAGTGTAACGCATTTACACAGTGCCAATAGATTGCAGTTTCAGGAGTTTCTTGACAAAATTCAAAACTGTTTGCAATCGGTTGCCCATCAATGATTTCCCAACCTGTAGTGAATCGTGTTTGGTTCACCAACTCATCAGAACTACCCTGTTTAACATTCTCAGCAGGTTTACGATATTCAGACGGAATGTAAAACTCAGGTTCAGAGTTAATGTATCTACGACTTTCCTCATTCCAAGGCATGAATTTGTGTTTCACAAGCTGACGACACACAAAAATAGGAGCCTTCACTTTCACTGTAATAAACGTGTGATGAAACGGACTAAAGTGCTTGTGCTTTGCTAAATAGCGAATCAATTTAGCATCTTTTAGTTCATCAAACTCTTTATTATCTCCTGCAAAACTAACCCGTGCAGCACGTACTACAGAACTATCATTACCCATGTGGTCAATCAAACTTACTTCCATTTCACTTTTAATCATTCTTCCTCCAATACATAATGTTGTTTATATTCAAATTCAGCAATTGCTAAGTCGTGCTTTATCCAATCACAATAATTAACCTGATGTGGAACGTAAGCTTTAGCATCACCCTTACGCTTATAGAATTTGCTCTTAATTTCCATTGTGTCTGTGTCGATAACACAATATGCTAGTTTGTCAATCAGATCACTCCCTCCACTCAATTTCCAACAATAAATAAATCTCCAGATACATCCACTTTGTAAATCTTCATATTCCACACTTGAAGCACTTCAGGATATCCCTCTTTGTCAATATGGTATGCCAATTTGTTCCAACTAATCCTGTCAAGAAATACCTTATCGTATTCACCTCTGTAACTCGTATTGACTATCTCAAGCCTCTCTAAAATTTGTTGTGTGTTCATTTGTCCTCCGAAAAGCTTTTCACAATTTCCTGAAATGTCTCATGAGGCAGCGACCTATCAGCCACTTCCATAAATTGTAATACAATGTCTGCAAGTTCGTGCTTTTCCATAAGCCCAGTGCTTAGAACACCGTTAGTCTCGAAAGCAGATAATTCCACATACTTGCCATTGTGCCTGATTTTAAATTTCATCCTTACTCCTTAAACTCAGTTAAAACTTCTTCAAACATCACAGGTTTGGAGTTCTTGTTGTCTGTATGCAGTGCAGAGACTCCTTTTGGTGTGAACCCAAAACCTTCCCCTTCTCCGTACACCCATATATGTTTTCCACGCAACTCATAGAAGTCGTTTACATCAAACTCCGTTAAAATTCTGCGAATCATTTCACAACCATAGACTGTACCATTTCGTTTTTGGCAATTGGATTCCACTCGTCTAAAGCAAACCCTCCAACACCTTGTGAGCACCCTTCTTCGTAGTCTACAAAAATCCAAAAACTGAGAATACCACGTTCTTTGATTTCTAAAGTTGCTTTAGATATTTTAGCAAGTTTCTTGTTCATCATTTCTCCTTTAATTTATAGAAAATATGGTTGCCAATTCTCTTCTCCACTTTCATCTTCTTAGTCCACTTAGGCTTCACAGAAGTGTTGTGATAGAACAAGACATCTTCAGAAAGCTCGTTGTCAAGCTCAGTAACAGCATCGTACAACTTCTTCTCGTCTTCTGTCAAGGGATTTTCTAAGCTTATTTTACCAGAGTTCATGTACGAGAATTGTTTGTGTGCTGAAACAATTTCACAGAATGACTTTCCACTCTTTCTACTGCGATTTACAATTACGCTGAAAACAGCTCTAATGCCCTCTAGAGGCTCCCCTCTTGCTTCGTGGTACAATGTCCTAGCTACACATTTACGCTGCTTATAGGAATGTTTTAAGCCTTCCAAATTGATTTTATCAGCATCTGTAAGCTCTGTGTTAGAAATTACTCCACAAACACATATTAGCACAACAAATAAAAGCTTCTTCACAACATTCTCCTGCAAATTTGAATAAGCTGAGAGTGTATATGAAGAAGCTTTGTTTGTCAAGATATTAGTCTACAATTAGTAATCCGGTAACATCTGAGCCAATGTCCAGAGGATTTCTCATTTCCCTTGTCCACGGATTATATATCCAAGCTATCTTTCCATGCCATTCACGATATTGTGCAGCATGTGATGGGTACGGTTTTGGAGTTCTGTAAGCTGGATCATAGATCATTAATTTATTCTGGCTCATGACATATCATCCTCATCTCGAAACCCTAGAAAAATCGGGAAGCGAAAGCTATCTTTCATACCAATCTCAAAATATTTAAACGTAATAAGCTTTCCAAAATATTTATCACGATTATCCCATACTTCCTGACGTGTAGCATCATCAAACCCTGATCCACATGTAAATGTAATACCATCCACTTCACACACCAATGCTCCAAGTGTACCTGCTGGCTCCATACCATCTTTAGACATACTTCGTTCAGAATACCCAAGCTCATTTGTGGTCTTCGCATTAGTATTGTGCATCTTCTCTTCAAAGCCAATTACACGAGCTTCTTTCTGAGAAAACCGTTTCAACTTTCCAGTGTAGCCTTCTTTTGCTGTGCTTCTTCCTTGTTTGTATGGTGAATTTGGAAGCTTGACGATTAATCCTTCATAACCATCTTCTAAAACTTCCTTTTCGATAGTAAGCAACTCCTGCTCATTTTGTACGTAGGTTTGTTTTAAAAAGACGATACTAGGATAATTTAAATATTGATTGCTTTCTATTTCTAAAGACAACAATCGTTGGTCGAAGTCACCTTTCCCAAGTGCATCATCAAATACAGCAAACGTGATATTTTCCTTAGAAAGTCCTTCCTTCAAATTCTCACTCATAACAGCTTGTGTTGTAAGATTAAATACGTTAGGGGCATTCCAATCACCATAAAGAAGCTCTCCATCGAAACCATTATATTCTTGTTTACCAAACATCGCCTGCACAACTTTAGAGCGAATTGGTTTCATGCTGCGAGAATATACAACTCCGTCAAGCACCACTGCACGAATACCATCCAGTTTTACTGAAACATAGCAAGGATATTGAATCTTCGATGTGTCCTCAATTGTGTATGCTAACATTGGTTTAAATTGTTTATTGCTCATTTTGTAAATTCCTTTCCACATGCAGTGCAACGCATAGTGTATCTTGTTATATTCCTATCAGGATTTAAATTATTTCCATACTCATCATAAATTGGTGGATAGTAAGCACAAGTTGTCATTCCAGAGCTAACTTCTTGTATCCTGCATTTATCTGGAGTACCGCAGCCACTAATATCACGAGGCTTTATTTCAGCAACATTACTTTTACCGCTTTCAATTATTAGGATATTGTAAGTAATTTTCATTTAATTCTCCATCGTGGGCATTGGCTAAGTGAGTGGCCTTCTTTGCATAGGGGGCAGGTCATTCTTATTCTCCTTGTGTGGATCAAATTTGCGTACAGTAATTTCAAATTCTGGATCACCATTTTTTGTAATCAAAACAGGCTTACCAAAATTTATTACGTGTTCTGCGACAGCTACTAAACATTCAGTTGTAACGTCAGTTTTGTTTGATGCCCAAGTCCAACCATCTTTTAAAACTCCACCAGCAAAGATAGTATTTGATAATGGCGATGTTCCTACATGCAATTTTTTATTCATTTATTTCTCCTTGTGTGGATGGCTTGGTGTAGAGCGGTTCCGCAAAGCATGAATCACCTTCGACAATTGGCACGTCTTCTTTGCACAGATAAATGTCAAATGTGCAGCTATGCCTCCACGCTACAGGCTCTTGCTCTGGCTTTGCTGGTGTCTGTGCTTCTTTCCACGCAAATGCAGCGTGAATAATATGGGTACTCAGTTCGTCATAATTGGTTATAATTTGACCACGAGTAGAATATTTGTGCCGCATGTAGCTTTGATTTGCTTTTGCCATAATTGATTCATACATTGCATCTTCGCCTTCTAGATCACTTATCCATCCAATCTGTGCTTCTAGCTCTGCAATCTTCTTATGCGCTTGCCCTAATGCTGCTCGTAGTTCTTTTATTTCTTCTTTTTGAAAATCTGAATGCCTACCAAGCCACATAAGCTCCGTCAATTCATAACCAAGTGCCTCTTGATAAAGATTTGTGCGTTCTTCTGCTGTTTTAATGTTCATCATTACTTCCTTTCAAGGATAGAGCGGAACTTTTCAATCGCTGCTGCATCTTTAAAGCCTTTAGCATCGCGCCCTAAGTTGTAAGCATATGAAGCGTATTCGCATATATGCGCATCACTAACAGGCTGACGCAAACGCTCGATTTCTGCTTGCTGTGCAATTACTGTTTTTTGCAACTCAGCCAAATCTAACCCTAGTATCTTATTGCGGTGTTTGAATAAATCATTATTAATTCTTATGTCCTGATAATCGTTAGTTAGCTCCTCTATCTTGGCTTGCTGGTGTTGAAAGACTTGGAACGCGACATTGGTATGATGGTCAAAATACGAACCATCAGTCAACTTTAATAAATTCAGATTTGCATTTTCAATCAACGCTTCAAACGCCTCGCGCATTTCGTTATCGCTCATTATTTATTCTCCTTATTCAAATGCTGTACAACTTTCTTCTCAAACTTCTTCCCATATTCTACCACACATTTCTTCATAGCGCGTTGAATACTTTTCGTACTCACACCATATTTCTCAGCATATTGTGTATGTGTGAGCTTACCTTGCTTGATGTCTGATAAAGCTGCTGGAGAGAGCTTTTCAAGCTTACCTAATACAGTGCCTTCTGCTACAGTGCGAGCTATCCCTGCTTTGGTACGCTCTTTAATCAAATTACGCTCCATCTCCGCCACTGCTGCTAACATTGTAAGAAGCAACTTTCCAACACTACTGGTCAAGTCCACAGAGTCAAGTTGCAGAATGCGCAAAGAAAGCTTGTTGTTCTTAAAATACTCCACTGTGTTTAAAACATCTAAAGCAGACCTGCCTAAACGATCAATTGAAATACAAACGCATGTGCTTCCAGCTTCCATTTCTGAAATCATTTGCTTAAATGCAGGACGCTCGTGTGCTGGCACAGAACCACTAACACCAACATCTTCAAACATTTTATCAATTTTAAAACCTGCTTTCTCAATCAACAAGTCTTGATTTGATACAGTTTGTCCTGAGGATGTTGATACTCTTGAATAACTGAAGATTGCCATTTAATTCTCCTAAAAATTTGAACATGTAGCTATTGTGGCAGAATAATTTTAAGCTGTCAAGCTATTTATTCAGAATTCCACCCTCCCTCTTCATAACTTTCAAAACAAGCTGTATGTGTGCTCCACAAATACTTAGGACACTCTCGTGAAATCCCTGACCACCACTCCTCAGAGAAAGCACAAGAACACATTGCTAAATGTTGTTCATATTCTTCAAAGAACATCCATACTGGTAGTACGTTATTCCAGCTCATTATGTCAACCCATGAAACGTGCGGAACATATGGAGGATGTTTTCAGCACCTAATTTATTGATAGCTCTATTGGCACTCTCTCGACTGTCAAAACATGGTGAAATATCACTAGCTTTAGCAGCACAATGTGTGGATTCAGCAACCTCAATACAATCCACAGTAGAATCAAATGGACGTATTACGAATTGAGTATCAGTGCTTACAACTTCAGAGCCTTCGCATCTACGAAGTTCTAAAAATACTTCAAAAGCTTTGCGATAGTTTTCTGCTTGCTCTTGTGTTGTGAAAACAGTGCCTTTATAAGTATTTGGAGATGTATTATTCGCAGTAGCTAATGCAATATCGTTCATAGAAGTGAAGTAGTAATACGCGTCTACACTCCCCTCCTCCACACGCTCCAACAAAGCTTTAGGTTTCTCAGGCTCATTAATTTGCTTCTGCAATTCCTCTGCTTGCTTCTGAGCGTCTGTAATGTTCTTTTGCAATTCTGCTAATTTGTTCAATAATTGTTCTTTGTTTGTCATTTTATTCTCCTGTAGTTTAAATACACCTGAATCAAAATAGTCATATATTTCGTAATTCTTTAATTTAATCCTATTGTAAAAACTTTCCGATACTTCATATTCATTTCTTGAAGTTTGATGTATTACCACATCTCCATTTTTAAACATATTCTCTACCTTTGTTTCAATTTGTTTGTATGAGAGTCATTGAATGCTGTAATCTCCCGCATTTAGGAGTCCTGCATACAACACCTTTTCTACACTGTGGACATGGATCATGTGATAAGTTATCATTCTTCTGCGCAGATTGTTCTTTTATGTCCTCTATCATTCCATAAATTTTTGTCAGATAGAATCTTTGCTTGTATAGAATGTCCATAAAAGTAAAATAATTATGAGCATCTCCAAAAGGAAGTTTTTCATTTATAGTTTCAAATTCTTTTAGAGCACAAGAGACTAGATTTTCAATATCATTTACGCTTCTTACTTCTTTAGTACAATCTTCACCAAAAGGTTCACCAAAAGGTTCTACAATATTTTCATTTAACTTGAAACAAGATGGGTCATGTATTCCCTACAAGTAGATAACCCTATTCCTGTATCATATATCGCTACTACATAAGCAACTTCTCCAGAATGGATGTTAGTTACAATGTCATTAACCTTGAATGTTGTCATTTTATTCTCCTGTTTGTTCAACGAGCCTCTATTCTGCACCAACCAAATTCCTTTGTCAAGCTTTATTAAGCTTCTTAGCGCATAATTTTCAAAATAATTTCCTACAAAATTCTCAAATAGGAGTTGACACAGACATTTACATGTGCCACAATACGTCCTGTCGAATAAGCGACACAACATTTAAGGAGAATACAAAATGAACACAACTAATGCAAACGTAACATATATTACAAAACAACAAGCTTTAGAAATTCTAATGACAATGCGTGCATTGGAGAGCTTCGTGCTTTCTATTGACAAGTTGCTTCCAGAATATTTGTTTGAAAATCTTACACGAGATATGGAAGTGTTGCGAGGGATTGTTTTGGGAGATGGAGAATGAGTGATCTTGATGAAATTTTAAAAGAGGATATGAAGTGGTATAAAGAGTTTCACTCAATGAGAGTCACAGGAACTTGTGACGCTTTTGGTTGTAACAAACCTGCAACAACTTGGTTTGGAAACTCTAGTGCTGCTACGTGCGGTGATGCAAAGTGTATCGACAGAATTAGAGAATTGTGGAATACTGCTTACGAGGAGTGTGAAGAATGATTGTAACAGTAACATTTGATGACAGCACACACAAGCTTGTTCCTATTGAGCCTACATCACGAATATTCCAAATCAAATGCCTTGACATTTTGAAATTACATTTTCATTTCTCCTGAAAATTTGGATTTGAAATTATGAATTTCAGAACTATTCCCTTGAAAAATTCAATTTACTTTTTCGAGGGATTTCAAAAATTGAAAATGAATTTCTTCAAAAATCAGCCTTGCAATTTTCATTTGCCTGAAAATCTCAGTTTGACAATTTGAAATCGCTTAGAAAATGCTCTAGAAAGGCTTTAAACAGCCCTACAAGGCGTTTTCTAAGCTTTGGAGTAGGGATGTGAGGGAGAGGAGTTTTGAGGGCTTATAGGGGCTGTTATTTAACATGTTATAAGACTACTGTTCGTGCTTCTACGAAACACTGTATAAACATACAGCACTGTATATCCATACAGTATTGACAAATCTCTACTTGTATGTAATAATGAGCGTTATGTCAAAACTCAGTTGATGGATGTCTTCTGTGAATACGTGTGAGAACGGGCTGCTTTGACAACATGTGTGTAAGTCACAAGCTTTAGAAATATTGCTATATACAGTGGTTGCTGATCCCTTTGGCACTGTATGAAATGTCTCTACCAAAATACTCAGAGAGACAACTGTGGTTGTGCAGAGAAAATACCATCATACTTACATAAGTGTGTCTCTGTTAGATGAGCAGGAGTAGGATGTCGTGTATTAGGCATAAATTCATCTAGGGAACAAGAAGTGATACAGCTTCATTGTTCTGTCTTTATCTAGTCTCAATTAGGATATTCTTTGTTTCACAAAGCTTCTATAGATAAATTCAACAGTCTTTACCAAAGAGCTTATACAGCTCTGGTAGGGATTGTTGTGTCTTCTCTGAACTCATTAGGATATTATCTATAAGTATTAATTATAAAGATAAGATATAATAGATGAATTAAGCATAAGAACATACAACAAAAGAATAAACACATAAGCCTGTCAGCCTTAGTCGGTTGATGGGCTTTTTCTTTTCTGCAATCAACAAATTAATAATGCAGAATTATTTCTCTCTGAGAAATTGCAGGATAAATTCTATTGCAAATTTCAAATTCAAAACTGTGTTCAGGGGAAGGTGATGCAAGCTGCTACAGGGGAACGAAAAGGCTATACAATTACCGCTATTTTACATATTCGCTTTGAATGTTTGAAGGCGCAAGCTTATGCGGAGGAAAATGTCGAAAAGCTGCAAGAATGGTATACCTTGGTTCAGGCTAGCGAGTTTTCAACATTGGATTATGTGGAGTTGATAAAATGAAATATATCCAACGAAAAGACAGCGACACAAAACAACTTGAAACAGTGGATGAATTTGAGACAAGCAAAGAGGCGCGGGAAATGTTGAAAGAATATAGACTGAGCGACAATTCAGCTTATTACTATATTTCTTCTCGTTGCTGCAAGCATTGGAAACAATAATTTTAAATTTAATTGAGAGAATAAATATTATGACAAAATATGCCAACATATACGATGTATATTTTATAAAGTATATCGTTTTTATATGCCATTTCCTAGTGACCAGATTATGATTACCGCTAAGCCTGAGGCGTTATTCTCGAAATTGGAAGACGCTAGGGTATGGGCAGCAGATAACCTTGACGGCAAAAATTACAATGTTATTTTTACAATGGGGAAAACCTTGAGAGAGTGAAATAATGTATAAACTACAAGAATCCAACAGTTTATACATTGTTATTAAATTTGATGCACTCATTTTTGGCTATGTGAGGGTAAGCGATGCTATGACGTATCAAGCGGCTAGTGAATTTATTTTGCAACAAAGCACAAAATCTCAAAATAAATTTTGAAATAAGCTTGCCAAGTGCTAAAAATAGGTTTATAGTCTTACACATGGCGCAACGCATAAGGCAAGCGCAAATTTTCTGGGTTTATCATGACTACATCTTTCATTTCTCGCAGTTATGCTTTAATTAATACTAATGTTTTAAGTTTCGACAATAAGCAAGCGATTGAAATAGCCTTAAAACAAGGTCGCGCATTATCACGTAGCGAATGCAGTTGTGATGCCGAATTCAATGCGCTTTGCATTTTATGTGGCAAGCTTGCTGGTTTTATTTTTCGTCATTACAGTTAATCGAGGTAACCATGTTTCTATCATCTTTCGAAAGCTTTATTGTGTTGTCTCATGCAAAGCATTTATTGCGTAAATATGGCACAATGAAAGCAGCAAGCTATTTGCACAAGAACAATGTATGTTTGGATGTAGCGAAGTTATTAATTTTAGGGGTTTGAAATGATCACAACAAATATTCACTATGAAGTCACTGATACTTTTGGAGGTGAAGCAAACTATTCGTGGGTAAAACGTGGTGAAGTGGAATGCAAAGAAGGTGAAAACTACAGCGACTTAGCAGCAGTCAGACGCGTTAAAAAAGCTATTGGCTGGCAAAATGTTCGTTGTAAAGTTTCTAATTTTGGTGATATGATACAATTAAATCCTATCGGTGCATGCCAAGTATGTTTTATAAATTTTCATTCTTTCGGGAGCGCCTCATAATGTTCGAATCTAACATGCTCGACAACATGCAAGCAATGAGCACAAAAAGCTTGTGCAATAAAGAAAATTCATGGCATAATCTTGTTACACCTGAGTTTAAGCAATTTTTGAATGAATTGGTGGGGAAAGACACAACGAACGAAACGACAGAGGATAACTGATATGAGTATGATTATCGAAAAGAAGTGTTTTTATTCTCGGAACTATCCGAGCAAGCGCAATCAAAAGCAATTGACAAAAACCGCGATATTAATGTCTATGACGATTGGTATCAATTCGTTTATGATGATGCAATTGAGGTCGCTTCCCTTTTTGGCTTAGAAATAGATAAAATTTACTTCTCGGGCTTTTGGTCACAAGGTGATGGCGCAAGCTTTACAGGTAAATATCGCTATGCAAAAGACAGTTTAAAGAAAGTCAAAGAGTATGTACCAAACGATACAGAATTGCATTCAATTGTGGAATCATTACAAAAAGAGCAAAAGAAGCATTTTTACAAGTTTCGTTCTAAGATAACGCAACGAGGTAATTATTATCATTCTAATACTATGTATTTTGACAATTGGCATGATGACCTAGACTACAATTATTCATTCGGGAACAGTGAAGATCAATTCGAAAGCTTGCTAAAATCATTTGCTGAGTGGATTTACAGTAGCTTATATAAAGAACATGAGCATTTAACCAGTGATGAATTAGTTAAAGAACAATTGTTTGACGATTATTATTTTGATACTGAAGGGAATATCTGTCATGCAAACTAATTCCACAACACAAAAACATTCAAACACGTTAAAACAGGATCAGAGAAGCAATTGCAAGCGAGTAAGGGAAAAGCTAAGGCGAAACAATGGGAACGGCACGATAAACGCGCTAATACATTTTAAGGTGCTATTATGTCAAATCATGTTTACGGTGTTGCACCGAATGGCAACTATACAGACGTTAGTAAAACATTGCTCGGTGCAAAACAATGGGCGACTCGGAACGGATATAACCAAGTATTCATCCGTTTTAATTGTGGTTATCATGTTGCTTTGAAGGCAACTAAAGTGAATGGAAAGTGGACAAACGAATGAACATCAAAGGCTTAGACAAGCGTTATACAGTCGCTTTAGAAGGTACGGGAGCACCGAATAACAAGGTGTGAAAGGTAGGGTTAAGTTATGTTGGTCGGTTTTGTGGTGATGCTATACAAGGCGCTTATTCTGAGAGCAAGGAAGAATGTGCAGAGTATGTTAAACAATGGCATGTTATTAGGATGGCAACTTTATGAGCTACTTAGACATAGTGCAAAATAATACTTGCAAGCTTTTAAAACAGTCTATAATATTATTTATAGGGAGGCGCGTTGCTAACCTGATAACTAAGGAAATATCATGTTTTATATCTCTGCAAATAAATCAGTCGCAAGCTTAGTAAATAATGGCGTTACAATTGCTTCTTTCCCTGCATCACTTAATAAGGCAATTATTTCACTTGCTGAGGCGCTTTTGATGATAGGTGAAACAGTTGTGGAAGTGATCGAAACAAGTATTGTAGATGATAAAGGTCGTTCGGTAGCATATAAAGTAATTGTATATAAAACAACTATGACTTTCTTCAAAAACAAAGGTGAATACACTCTGCGAGTAGATAAGTGCAAGCAAGATGAACAAGGTAACTGGAGCATGTTTGGTGCATTAAGTAAAGAGTATTATTTTAATAGTGGTATGGAAGCATTACAACATGGGATCGAGTTAGCAGAGAAGAGAATAAACAGATTATAAGAACATTTAAAGCGCCCATTGGGCGCTTTTGTTTTATGTGCTATCAAATAGAACTAGGTGAGCACATAAAGCATTATACTTGGCAGATTGTCGCATGCTTGCAAGTATGTTGTGAGTGCTTATTGAGTACATAATAAAGTTATCCACAGGTTATACTTACTTATCCACAGAGTTATCCACAATTGAGTGGTGAATCTCAGCCGTAGCAATAAAGACAATATTTGCATGTATGCGCAAATAAACAATTTATCAAGCTAAATCAAGTCTAAATGAGAATCATTCGCATCTAGAGTGATATCAGTCAAGTCTAAATAAGAATCATTATCATTTACTAACCTAGCGAACCACTAGAACCACGCATAAGCCTTGCAAGTAATATAGGCTACCTTCCTATCAACTAAGTCATTTAAGCAGCGTATAAGCCCGCTATGCAAGCCTATGACAGCGAGTGGCAATATCTTTGCAAGATCATTTTTAACGTGTAGATTCGATAGGTTATCTGTTCAAGTGGTCATATACGGTCGTAAGTGTCCACCAGTGCAAAGCAAGAATATCCTTATAAATCAATGACTTAGCAGATATTTTGTTTTTTCGTTTAATTTCAAAGTTGGCACAGTTCTTGCCTGCTTAACCACACTCGCGTCACTGTACAGTTTTCTTAGTAAATTTCCATTTTAGTCACTCTGCTAATCATCCCTGTAACACCATCACAACTGAATCAACTCTAAGATAAGTAATAATAGATATTTTTCTAAAGACGAATTTATAAATTCACAAAAGAGTGAATACTGAAAAATTTTTTATAAATAAAATTTAGAATTTAA